TTAAAAAAATAAAGAAAAAATAATTAATTAGCACTGTTTAACTCCTTCCTAACCTGTAACGGATTACAAAAATAAGTACTAATAATGTAACCATCGTTTGTCGTGTAAGTTTCGTTTTCTTTATCCATGTGTGTTTTTTTCTTATTAAACATTTATACCACCTTGTTTATTTATTTACTTACTTATATTAGTAATATAGTTGTACTAGTATATAAATGTTTCTATTTTATACATACTTATANACACATACTACTTACATATAGGTAACCTACTAGTATATAGCTTACTTATATGTGTGTATACGTGTGTATGTTTACACACACATATATATATATTAATTAGTTATACTAGCACTACTAGTATATATTAGTAATACTATTGGATACTAGTATAGTATTAAGTACACTAGTGTATATAGTAATATACTAGTATACATAATTATATATTAGTATACATAGTTATATACTAGTATACATAGTTATATACCAATATAAAACTAGTCATACAAGTAGCGTAACTACGTTACTAGTAGTGTAACTACGTTACTAATATACTATTTTGTATACTAATATACTATTTTGTATACTAGTAGTGTAACTACGTTACTAGTAGCGTAACTACGTTACTAGTAGCGTAACTACGTTACTAGTTCACGAATAGCCACAATTGTATACTAGGGTAGAGTATAGTAGGATATACACTCTAAAAATGAGTGTAATATGGATATTAGCTAAGGAAATATAGCTAAAAACGAGTGTAATCTGGGGTATACGCTACAAAAACATAAAGTTTATATATAAGTTGTGTCTTATACTTAATTATGGGTATGGATATTAAATACAGCTCTTTGGAGCGAAACGAAGTGGAGTGAAAAGAGAATGGCAGTAGTTAAATTAAGCAGTAGTGGGAAGCAGTTACAATTTATAGATGACGAAGGTAATATATTTGTTACCAGTGCTTCATTTGTAATGGGTTTGATGCAAGGTAGAAGTAAGTATAGTTTTCTTTTATTAAATAGGTTTCCCAATAAAGTAGCTAAGGGTAGGTTTAAGCAATCCCCATTGTATGACCCAAGTGGTTTAGCTGCTGCAAATGAGAAACACAGTACAAATGTAGATAGTTTTAGTAGTAAAGAGTTAAAAGCTGGTAAAGCAGTAAAGAGCTATACAGACAAGAAAGTATGGTAATGGAGTTGAAAAAATGCAAGGAATAACAAGAAGAGTATTTGTAAAAGAAGAAGAATACAACATGAGTAGAGTACACAACGAAGTATTACAATGCCCGAAAGGTGCAGAGTTGATATANGTAGAACCTTTTATGCTAGATGAAGATAAGAATAAAGGTTTGGTACTTTATATACAGTGGACTGATGAATAGGGTGTATTAAATAATAAACGAGAATACAAGTTGGTGGATATGCAGAAATTGTGGTTGTGATATAGTGTTTATGCCATTATCCCGACCAGTTAATTTATGTGCAAGGTGCAGGAGAATAAAGACAGTTAATAGTGGTTACAATGATAGAAACAATTGATGTAGATACAAAGTTTATTAAATCTATGCAAAAGTATAGACTACCCCCTAAAGATAAGGGATTGATAGAAGCATGTAGTAATTCCTTTGTACTCTTTTGTGATAAAATGCTTGGATTAAAGTTATATGCTTGGCAAGTAGCTTTTGCAAATCAATTAGTGTAAGCTACTAATGGTAAATCAAACAGGAGAGAGTTTGTAGGTTTAACTAGTAGACAAATAGGTAAAAGTACAGTTGTAGCAGCATTTAGTGATTGGTGTGCTGTGTTTAATAAATACCCAGGAACTGTGTATAGCAACACTATAGTGGGTATTGCATCAGCATCTGATGTACAAGCAAAAAAGCTATTGTACGAAATGCGTAAATTACTTAGACTTGGTAATCAGCATATGAAGTTGACATACAGAGATAAAGATAATAATCCAATGTTTGGGGAAGAGTTTTTCACAGATTTGTTAGATGACCATGAACCAAACAATACAACAACATTAACATTCAAGCCACATGATAAAGCAGTACATGGAGAATACTTACTTGCAGGGAGTAAAAGTGGCAGTGTTATTAAATCTTATCCACCTACATCTGGTGTGTTAGGTGAGACATTTACAGTGGTGGTAATAGATGAAGCAGGAAAGAGTGACAAGATTACGGACCAGTTTTTTTATGATTTTATGTATCCAACTGGTAATAGCACTAACGCTATACGGATTTATTTATCGACTCCTTGGACCACTAGTGGGTTTTTCTACAGGTTGGTTGACCCTGATGACATATATCCTGAGTCTGCCGCTAATGTGGTTGTATTTACAGTGGATGCAATAAAGATAGAGAATCCAGAATATCATAAAGTTGTAATGAAAACAATTAAAGCATTAGAACAAGATGGTAAAATAGATGAAGTACAAAGAGCATACTATTGTAGGTTTGTAAAAGGAGATGATAACTACTTTAACCCAGATAAAGTATTAGATTCATTCACTTCAGATTATTCAATGTATAACAGTTATAATGGAATGACAGACATGGGCGTAGACTTTGGTGGACAAGCAAAGAGTAAAACTGTTATAACAATAAGTGAATTGACAAATGAAGGACATATAAGAAGACTGTATCATAAATCATATGCAGTTGGTCAAGATTTGTCACTAATAGATGATATGCAAGTATTAATAAAACAATTTAATGTACAAAGAATTATACCAGATGAATGTCCAGCAGGTGATTTCCTTATACGTACAATGAAAGAGAAAGGGTGGAATATACATCCAATGAGTTTTAAAGCTGATAAAGTTAAAAAGTATGGGGCTTTTCGTTCACATCTTAACAGGGGAGAAGTTGTCAGTTATAAAGATGATGCTTTGCAAACAGAAATGTTAGCTATGGAAACTATACAAGGAGATAGAACAACAAAGATAAGAGCAGCAGCAGGGTATAATGATGACTTGATTGATAGCTTTATAATGAGTTGTTACTTTTATGTATCAGAAGATACAGGATTTAAAGTATTTAATTTAAATAGTATTAAGAGAACAAAACGATTTGATAAAGATAAAGAAAGGCAATGTCCAGCATGTGAGAGTCAACGGATAATGTTTGATGAAGAAAGAAGAATATGTAAAGAATGTAAATATGAATGGCATATATGATTTAAATGAATAAACCAAATAGAATATCTAAAGGAGAGTATAGCAGAGATTATAACAGACATACAGGAGAACGAATATATTTTATTCATACTAATGATATGTCACTGAAAAGTAATGGTTATACTTTAGAACAAGAAGAAGCAATATACGATAGATTATTAGAAGATGTAATACATAACACTAGATGGTATTTAGATAATTTAGAGTTTATGAGAGCATATACGGTTAGATGGAAAAGGTATCCAGCACAAAATAAGCTAAAAACAGTATCCAACAATGCGATATAAGCATACAAGTTTGTGTAATAAACATACTAATTTATAAAGAATCTGCAATAGTCTAAAATATAATGAAGGCAGCCTTCAAACCCTTCTTAGGGGTATTAACGAAATACTCTGGAGTGTACACGAAAAATGACAAAACGATTAATTAAGAAATCTGATTCAGCAGACCAATTACGAGGATACACACATAATAAGAAAGATGCAACAGTTTATCCCGACTTTTCATTTACAGCAGTAATAAATGCAGTTAATAATGACCCAGTAGCAAGAGGAGCAGTTAACCATTTTGTAGATAAATGTATGGAAGGTAATTATAATATATTTAAAAAAGATACTACTAAGTACGATAAACAATTTGAAACAACATTGCAAGAGAAGTATAAATTTAGAACTGAAGTTATACGTAAATCTTTATTAATGTTAAAATTATTTAATAACGCTTATATAGAAATAGTTAGAGATACAGATAATAGAACTAAATCATTAAATGTATTAGATTCATTAAACATAGACCCAATTACTAAATTCAATGGAGACCCTATACAGTATAAATCTAAGCAAGCAAATAAAGTTACAGGTAAATATGCTGATTGGAATGCTAAAGATATTGTATGGATTAAATTTGGAGATAGAGGTATAGGTTTTGCTCCAGTAGATATGAGAGCTTTATGGGAAAACTTATTAATGAAAGAATATATTAAAAGATATGTAGCTTGGTTGTGGAAGACAGGGCAGTATAGAATTTTATATAATCCAAAATCTGGTGCAGCAGATGCAGACATTGAAGATTTCTTATCATTTTTACGTAAAAACGACAATGATTTTAAAATGCCTTTTATATTTAAAGGAGATTTGGAATCAAAGATGCTTAGAGACATGCAAGAAACAGGTAGTATTGTTGAACTTCTAAAATATCTTGATTCTCAAACTTTAATATTATTACGTGTATCTCCTATTGATGCAGGTATACCAGATGCTTCGGGTAGAAGTAATGCGGATGCTCAAAGTAATAGTTTAAGTACATCTGTTACAGGTATTAAAAAAGTATTAGAAGATGCAATTAATTTTGAGTTGTTTGTTAAAATGAGTAAAGCAAATAACATGTTAAGGTTTGGACCAGTAGATAGATTTGCATTTAAACAAGTTATTGAAAATGTACAAATAATGAAATCTGCACAAATGACAGATGATGTTATTCAAGAGTATATGAATGAGAGTGGAATATTTTGGAATACTGAAAAACTATTTAATGAACCTATTGCGATGGGTATGGGGGGCATTCCTTCTCCAAATAATAAAGTACCAAATCCAAGAGATAAAGACACTGCTCCAAGTAGACAAGGAAAAGGTGTTGGTGAATCTAGTAAAAAGATAGGTACAGGAAGTCAATCAACTACAAGAGAGGACCAGTTATAAAATGGTAGAAAGATTTTTATTGTCAAAGAATAGAATTAAAATAAATGGTAAATACTTTTGGCAACTTGTTTATCATAATTTAGATATGGGTATTTTAGAGTTTGTAGATTTAGAAGAGAAAGAACCAAACTATGAACCAGTAGATAGAGTTAAAGAGCAAGTTGAAAAGATTGCAGAAGGCGGAGCTGATTTAAATGACATATAAAACAGCTAAATGGAAAGCTATATATAATCATGCAGGTGGTGGAGAACTTGGTACTATTGTAGCAAATAAAATGCTATTACGTAGTAGTAGTCTTATAGCTAAGTCTAAAAGATTTAGACGTATTACATTAGAAATGGATAAAACAAACGGTGAATTTATTAAAAAAGCAGATAATGGAGATAACTACGTTGATTTTATATTAACAGACACATCTGTTGATAGTCAGGGGGACTCTTACACTTCTGAGTTGTTAGAGAAATGGGCGGATGAAATCAATGCAGGTAATGCTATTATAGGAGATTTTAATCACGAAGAATATGATAGAATAATAGCTACTAATTTTAATAAAGAAACTATAATTGAAAAATTATTACATAAGAAAGGAATTGCAAAGGCTGTAAAGGCAATATTTGATAAAGGTAAGTTGTGGGTTAAGGCAATAATTGATAAAAGATATAGAAACGCTATTAACAAAGCAAGAGGAATATCTCTTGAAGCATTAATAGAAGATACAGATGGAAATGTTGCAACTAAAGGAAACTTATTAGGATTTACATTTACTGCTAACGGTACTCAGGTCAATTCTGGGGCAGTTGTTGTATGAACATTCCAAAAGTATTAATATTTACACCAATATATGAGAAGAAAGATTATTGTCTGGATATGTTTATTAAGCATTGTTCACAGATTAATTATCCAAACTTTAAACATATTTACATTGATAATAGTAAAGGTATGGAGTATACCAATAAACTTAAAAATAAAGGTTTAGAAGTATATCATACTGATAGAGGAGCAAATAGTAGGGAAGCACTAGCAAGGTCTCAGGTATTTGCAAGACAAAAGGCACTGAAAGAAGGATATGATTATATATTTTCATTGGAATCAGATATAATGATACCAGATGGTACTATTATTCAAAGATTAATATCAACAGGTAAAGAAGTAATAAGTGGTTTATATTTTATAGGTAATGATAAAATTAAATTACCTTGTATAACATTACCAGAATTTGATAAAACCCTTGGTGCATTTGGTACAAGATTATTAAAACAAGAAGAACTTAATCAGTTTTTTGGTAATGGTCTACAACAAGTTCAAGCAGCAGGTATGGGTTGCTGTTTAATATCAAAATATGTATTTGAGAAGATAAGTTTTTTTTACGACCCAAGGTTTATGGGACACTCAGACATATATTTTTTTAACAATTGTTTTGAAAACAATATACCAGTATGGTTTGATACAGATTATGTATGTGAACACGACAATTCAGACTGGTCAGAATTAAAAGACAGGTGATAAGAAATGGAAAAAGCAGAAGCAGCAAAGGGGGATATAAGTAAACACAATATAAAGAAAACAGATGATGATGTTGGTAAAGAGATGACTAAGACAACTATTGAAAATTTATATAAAGAAAAATTAACGTTTGAAACATTAATTGACGAAGCTACAAAAGGACTAGATAATTATGAAAAACAATGGGCTGTGGATAAACGTATTTGGGAATTAAGAATTGAAGCACCCAAACAAATAGAACCAACTTATGAGTATCATAATCATCCAGAGTTTTGGGATTTATTAAAACAAAAGATGGTATTTGGTTTTAGACAAGAGAAAGCATTAGCAGAAGGTCACATGAATAAATTTAAATATCAAATTAAAGCTAATCAAGAACAATTAGAGAATGCAATAAAAAAATTGAAAGAAATGGGTGAAGATGTATGAGTACTACTAATGAAGAGAATGAAGGAAAACAATTAAGTGCTGAAGAAAAAGCAGCTATTGAAAAAGAAATAGCTGAAGCACAAGAGAAACTGGTTTCAAAAGATACGCAAAACGAAATTGCTAAAGCTAAAGAAGAAGCTAAGAAAGAAGCAGAGAAAGAATTTACAACTAATCAGAAAATTAAAGAACTAGAAGAAGAGAAGAAGAAAGCAGAAGAAGAAAGAATAGCAAAAGAGAAAGAGAGTGCAGAAAAACTAGATGCTTTAAAAAAGAGATTAGATGAAATGGCTACAAGTCAGCAACCAGTTAATTTAGATAACCCGTTCAATGAGAACAATAAGGGTAATAAAGAAGTAAATATGACAGATGAAGACGTGAAAAACATTGAAGTAGAAAGTGCAAGAGCTTTCTTCGGAAATGATTATGACAAGATGTTAAGACAGTAATTTAATATATTATCGAGAGGGATAAATATGAACAAAAGAGAATTTATTAAAAAAGCTATTGATTCTAGTAATGCTTTTATTAGTACTAGTTCAGAAGCTACAACAGTAAACCCAGCTATGTGGGATAGAAAACTTAGAGACTTTGAAGAACAAAGTTTAATTATGACTAATTTGTCAGAAAGTTATGATTTCAGAGAACCTGGAAGAGACTTAACTATTACAGTTGACGATGCACCAGTTGCAGCAGCAGCTTTAACAGAAACAGTTGATGTTCCAATAACTTCATTCACAACTAGACAAGTTACATATACACCAACAGAACAAGGTGCAGCTTATCAGCTAACTAGAAAAGAAGCAGTAAGAGCTTTCTTTGATGTAGCAGAAAGAATGGTACGAAAGTTAGGCTATATGATGGCACTTAGAAAAGATAATCTTGCATATTCTGTAGCATTATCAGGTGCAGGTAACGAAGTTGTTGCTAACAGTGTTGCACAAACAGCATTAGCTACTACAGATACACTAAACTATGCAGCAATTACATCAGCTATTTCAGAGAATGAAGCAGACTATTATATAGATAATAAATATCTAGTAATTTCTCACAAACAAAAACAGCAATTGTTAAATTTAGGAACTATTAACAAAGCTAATGAGTTTGGAACAAGAGATGCTATTCAGAAAGGATTAGTTGGAGAATTATTTGGTCTACAAGTATTTGCTACACATTCAGTAACTACAAGTACACAAGCTTCTGGAGAAGATTATTCAGTTGCTATGGTTATGGCAGTTAGTGGTAGTGGTGAAGGTGCTTTAGGTTATGCTATTAAACGAGACCCTATGATTGAACGAGAATACCACGCAAGAGGTAGATATTGGGATATTGTAGCTCACGAAGAGTATGACTTCCAAGTATTACACCCTAATGCTTTGTGTAAGGTAATTACTTACTCAGGATAGATTTAATATCTATTCTTTATTTTTTATTTATTTTAATTAGATATGAGGTTATACTATGCCAGTACTAAAAAACAACAATAACGAAATAAAATTTTATAAAAATCAGTTAAGTGTTACTAGTGGTAATATAACTGACTTAGAAAATAAATTCTTACATTCAAACTTATCAGCTACAGATGGAGAAGTATCAGAAACATCTCCAGATACAACAAAACTGTGGGTATTATATTTACAAAAGAATGGGGCTACGTCTAACAACTATACTGATGCTTGGAAAGAGTTTTTAGTAATAGGTGGTTATGATGGAATAATACCAGACGATATAGATTTATACTTTGGGGATAATTCATAATGGTAATGTATGACGATTTAGAACCAGGTAATTTTGTAGAAAGTACACAATATCCTAAAACTACAAGGAGAACAATAGACGTAAGTAATTTAATTACTGAGTCTTATGATTATATTGATTTAGACTATACAGGAAATGATTTAACTACTGTAACTTATAAAACAGGTGGTGCAAGTGGAACTACTGTTGCAACACTAGCTCTTACTTATACAGCAGGAGTATTACAAACAATTACGAGGACATAATGACAATTTCATGGGGTTTTAACCCTTTTACTGGTAACTTAGACGCACTTAGTGTAGAAGATTTATCAGGGTATGTTCCATATACTGGGGCAACTTCAGATGTAGATTTAGATGCATTTGATTTAACTGCATGTGATATTACTTCTTATTGCCCAACAAATTTATCACAAATTAAATTAACACAAATATCTGGGACACAAGGTAGGATACAATTTACTGATTCAGGAGTTGATATTATTCGGATGGATTTTAATACAGCTCCTACAAGAGAAGT